TGATAAGAGAATCCAAGATTCATTTAAATATCAAAAGTTTTCTTATATTCTTAAAACTGGTGCCAATATTGATCAGTGGAAAAACGCTTTTAATAGATTGGTTCACCCAGCTGGATTTATTTTCTTCGGTGAGATTCTTCTTTTCATCGAAATACTTCAGAAAAATAACGCAGCCAATGTTATGCCTTTTGCGCAACCTGGTTTGCAACTTGGTGCTGGTCTTCCAGTTCCAATTATTATTCCTCCGGTAGAGATTACTGCAGCAGTAGTTGCAACTCGATCTGGTCATGGTGTGACATCTGCTAATCTTGGATATACTGCTGATTTAGCAACAGTATATTTTACTGAACAGATCATTAATGATAATACAAGACAGTCCAATAAGATTGGACCTAAACAATACTTAGAAGATTTAAAATTCTTATTGCCGAATCCAATGTATAATTTTCGTGATTATACCATTTCTGAGGCTATAAATAAAACAATAGATATAAATGCAACAGCAGAAATTACTATCTCTAGCATATAACAGGAGTCGAAATCAATGGCCGCCATTGTAACACAAATTTTTAGGCTAAGAGCTGCTAAGCAGTTTGTAGCCGACATGGAAGCGGTAGCGAACAATTATTACTTGTTTGTTGGCCGCTCATCACCGTGGACGGATGACAGCACACCGCCTGCACCTTACGATAACACACATTCACATACAACAGATGTATGGCAGAATATGACGTCACTTAAAAAGTTGGCTAATACCGATTTGCAGTTTGCTGCTCCTCGTTATCAGTGGATTTCTGGTACAACATATGCTGAATATGATGATCGTGATTCTACATTAGAATCTAAAAAATTCTATGTAATTACGGATAATAACCATATCATGCTTTGTTTAAAAGCTGGTCCGGGTGCATCTACTACAAACCCAGACAATACCGGTGTTACAGTAACAGGTGTTATTGATAATAGTGCATCTGATGGTTATATCTGGAAATATCTCTATACACTATCAACAACTGCTGCAAACAAATTCTTGACATCGGCATTTATACCTACAACAAATCTTACTGCTAACCCAGGTGGTGCAGCTGCACAGGCTCTTCAAGATCAATGGTCAGTTAAGCAAGGTGCTATTGACGGTGCACTTTATAATATTAAAGTTACTGCAGGCGGAACAGGTTACGATGCATCAGATAACTTTACGGTTGCAATTGACGGCGATGGTACAGGCGCAACTGTTGTAGATGCTAATGTAACAGTAACTGGAGGAGCTATTACTAAGCTTCTTATTAGTGCTCCTGGATCTGGTTATACAAAAGCAAAAATTACTATCTCATCAGATGGTGCTGGTTCTGGAGCAACTGCTCGAGCAGTGATTGGACCAAAAGGTGGATTTGGATTTGATCCGCGTGAAGATATTCGAGCGCATTATATCACTATTAACCAATCTTTGACTGGAGATGAGAACGATACGTTTATTACTGGTAACGAATTTAGACAACTTGGTCTTATTCGTAATCCATATAACTTTAATACTACTACTATTTCTTCTGGTGGATCTCTTCGGGCAACAAAAAGCCTGACACTATCGGGTCCTCCTGCAGCTGGTGAATTTACAAATGATTCTACAATCATCGGTTCTAGCACCGGAGCAAAAGGTATTATTGACGACTATGATTCTACAAACGGTGTTGTATATTATCATCAAAACGAAGATACCGGCTTCACAGCATTTACTGTAACTGATGATGTTAAAATCGATGGTACAAGTAATACCGCTCGAGATATTACCGCGGTAGGTGATCCTGATGTAGAACATAATTCAGGAGATATTATTTTCGTTGAAAACCGTACACCAGTTAATCGTGCAGACGATCAGATTGAAACTGTAAAACTCGTACTTGAATTTTAAGGGACAAAAATAATGGCAATTAAGTTTAACGTAGATCCGTACTACGATGACTTCCTTAAGGCAGGCGCGGATGGCCTGTCTCCAAAGGAAAAATATAATAAGGTACTATTTCGTCCTGGAATTGCTGTACAAGCACGGGAGATGACACAACTCCAGTCGATGCTTCAAAACCAGGTTACACAATTTGGTAACCATATGTTTAAAGAAGGTTCGCTTGTAATTCCAGGTGGTAATGCTTATAATAACTATGCGGACTATGTTAAACTATCTGCAATTTCAACTTCGGTAAGTGACTCACTTATCGGCAAACATTTTAAGAATGCTGATGGACTTAGAGCTAAAGTTATTGCAGCTGTTGCAGCTACTGGCTCTGATCCTGATACTCTTTATGTAGTTTATCAAAATTCAAACGGAACAACTAATACTGATAAAACATTCTCTGCTTCTGATTCTCTTACAGAGCAAGTGTGGAATAATAGCACATCTTCATATGATGATGGTACTATTACTGCAACAGTAGGAACAACAACTCCTATCGGCTATGGAGCATTAGTACAGGTTGAAGAAGGTATTTACTTTATTCGTGGCCACTTTATAGTTGTTAAATCTGCAACATTGCTTCTTTCAAAATATACAAATGACGTATCTTTTGATGTAGGCCTAGAGATTACAGAGTCAGTAACAACATCTGCTGAAGATAATACTCTAAATGATAATGCGACAGGAACGCCTAACTATGCTGCTCCTGGCGCACATCGATATTCAATTAAAACAGAATTAAAAACTCAAGGTAACTTTGCTTCTACTATTGACAACTTCTTACTACTACTTCGTGTTGTTAACGGTAAAATTCAAAAGCAAGTACGTGAATCTGATTATAATGTAATCGAGGATACACTAGCTCGTCGTACATTTGATGAATCAGGTGATTATACAGTACGACCTTTTAAAGTTTCAATGAAAGAAGATACTGATGTAAATACTCCAGGAGATGCAACCAAATTAGTTGCTGCCATTGAGCCATCAAAAGCTTATGTTCGTGGTTACGAAATTGAAACGCTATCTACCACAAATCTTTCAGTAAATAAATCTCGTGAAGCGGCATTGTTTGAAGGTGCTTCTGTATCTTCTGTTATTGGTAATTTTGTAAGACTAACTGCTTCTACAGTAACCGGTCTTCCTGATACTACAACATTCGGACAAGTTAATCTTAAGTCTGCAGCTTCAGGCGGCGGGTCTACTATTGGTTTTGCCCGCGTACGCAGTATCGAAAAGGATGGAACTGATTTTAAAGTATACCTTTTCGATATTGAGATGAATGCTTCACAATCATTTACTGCTGTCAAATCTATTCAATCTTCTGGATTCAGCGGTAATGTTACTCTTGTGAATTCTAAAGCAGTTCTTAATGAGCCATCTAGAAATACCATGGTATTTACCTTACCGTTCAACCGTGTTAAAACATGCGATGATGGTACTGGTGATTTTAACTATGTGTATTTTTCAAATAAAAAGTTTGGTGCAGATACTGTATCTGCTGGGGAAGCTACATTTACTACGTCAGGATCTACTGAATTATTCGAACCATTCGATACAGACAACTGGATCCTTGCTGTTACTTCTGGATCATCTGCTGGTACAATTGTTACCTTAGGCTCAGGAGATATCTCTATCTCAGGTAATAGCCAGTCAGTTGATATTTCAGGTTTAACATCATATAACGGTGAGTCAGTAGAATTAATTGCTGGCGTAAAGAAAACCCTTGATCATGATTCTAAATCATTAACAAGTAACGGTTCTCAAAATATTCATCAGGTAGCATTTACTAACCAAGCAACAATTGAAGCAGGTGATTTACAACTGGGTAAGGCTGATGGATATCGTCTACTAGCTGTTTATATGTCAGCTGATTTTAGTACCGATGCTGCTGATACAAATACAGATGTAAAAGAATATTATGACTTTGACAATGGTCAAAAGGATAACTTCTACGGTATCTCAAAGATTACTATTAAACCTGAAACAAACTTTGTTCCTACTGGACGTCTCCTTATTAAGTATGAATTCTTTACTCACGATGGTACGGGCGACTTCTTCTCAGTTGATTCATATTCTGGTTTGACAGATGATGATGGCAATACAGTAACATATGAGGATATTCCATCTTATACGGTTAAATCAACAGGTGAAGTTGTAGAACTTCGTTCTGCTATTGACTTCCGACCAAGAGTATCAGATGCTGGTAATAACTTTAGTGGTACAGGAGCTGTTACTAAACTTGTGCCAGAGCCTGCAACTACATTTACAACAGATGTACAATACTATCTGAATCGTAGGGATAAAGTATTCTTAGATAAGAACGGTGAATTTGGAGTTATCGAAGGTGTATCAGGTCTAAATCCTGAATTGCCAGATGATCCGAAAGATGCAATGGTTCTTTATCATCTATTAGTACCAGCTTATACTCTTACTCCTGATGAAGTACAAATTACTATTCTTGATAATAAGCGCTATACAATGCGTGATATTGGTAAGATTGAACGTCGAGTTAATACTCTAGAATATTATACATCTCTTTCATTCCTTGAAAAAGAAGCATCAGGCCGTCAAATTGTTGACTCAACTGGTGCATTGCAGCGCTTTAAGAATGGATTTGTTGTAGACTCATTTAAGTCTTATAATGTTGCCGATGTAAAATCGCCTGATTATAGAGCAGCCATTGATCCTGATGACGGCATTCTACGTCCGCAGTTTGTTCAAGAAGCAACACGTTTACGTTATGATGCAAGTAGTTCTTCTGGCATACAAAAAACTGGAGACTTAGTTACATTACCATATAGTAATGCCGATTTAGTTAATCAGCCACAGGCCTCGTCTCTTATTAATGTTAACCCATATGATGTATTTACATGGCAAGGTTCTGTAGATCTTTCACCATCATCTGATGAGTGGAGAGATACTCGCCGACGCCCCAGTGTTACAATTGATAACGCCGGTGTTTCGGAAGCTATGCTCCAACAAATTAATGAAACAACTTCATTTGGTACTGTATGGAATAACTGGCAAACACAATGGACTGGAACTCAGACTCAAACAGGAAACTGGATACAGACACGAGAACAGAGTCGCGGAGGTGGCGGTGGTTTGCGTCAATTTAGAACAATTACTTCTACTACAACAGAAAATCAAACACGTGTAGGAACAACTACAGCATTGGCATGGTCAACTCAAGTTGAATCACAGGGTGATAGAGTAGTATCTATCGATATTGCTCCATTCATTCGGTCTCGACAAATTTCATTTAGTGCAACTCGAATGAAACCAAATACTCAAGTGTATGCTTTCTTTGATGGTGTTAATGTCGCTGACTTTGTTAAAGAAGAAGCTTATACGCTTTGGTCAGATAATAATACAAGCGTGGTTACTGGATTAAATAATATTACATCGCATCCTGGTACTGCTGGAGCTCTAATCACTGATGGTACCGGTAAAGTAACAGGATCGTTCTTTATTCCTAACCATGCAGCTAGACGCTTTAATACAGGGTCTCGAGTATTTAGACTTACAGATTCTGCGACTAACGCAAATAATAATACGACAGAAGCACAAGCAACATACACTGCAAGAGGCTTAATCGATAATGTTGAAGAAGTATTCTTATCAACTAGAATACCACGCGTTGAACAATCAAATGTAACTGGTAATAGAATCATTACAAATACACGTACGCGTACGCAAGAAGGTTGGTGGGATCCACTAGCTCAGTCGTTTCTGATTGACGAAGTAGGTGGAGCTTATATTACTCAAGCTGATATCTTCTTCGGTGAAAAAGATGATAATATTCCTGTTACTGTTCAGATTCGTGAAATGTCAAATGGTTTCCCATCACCTCGGATTGCTCCTTTTGGTGAAGTAGTTAAAGATGCTGCAGATGTAGTAACATCTGCGACAGGTGCAACAGCGACATCGTTTGTATTTGAATCCCCGGTATTCTTACAAGAGAATGTGGAATACTGTATTGTTGTTCTTGCTAATACAAATAAGTATAAAGTATGGCATGCCGTAATGGGAGAAGATGATACTGCCGGTGTTAAGATCAATAAACAGCCATATGCCGGTGTTATGTTTAAATCTCAAAACGCTTCTACATGGACAGCTGATCAAAACGCAGATCTTAAGTTTAAGATTCATCGCGCTGACTTTACTACTGGAGCGACTGCTAATTTGGTTCTTAAAAATGATGAGCCAGAAAAAGTACAGCTTAGATATGATGCACTACGCATGACATCAGGGTCTAATCAGGTTAGAGTATACCATGATGACCATGGATTCTTTAAACATGCAACAGTTAATTCGAGTGTAACTATCTCAGGGGTACCAACAGGAACAACTATTCACGGGATTCCAGCTGCAGAATTAAATGCAACACATGTTGTAGATAATGTTGAGCAAGACTCTTATACAATTACAGTATCAACCACTGCTGGAACAACAGGTATTGGTGGTGCAGGAACAGTTGTCGCAACTGATAACCGGGCATTCCAAGCATTCCAAGCGAATATACAACAGGTACTTGTAAGTAATACAAATATTACTTGGTCTGCAAAGACATCATCTGGTTTAGGACTTACTGAAACAGCACGTACTCCATACGTATTAGATACCGCGTTTAGTCCAATCATTCCAAATGAAACCATGTATACTGATACTACTAGAGTAATTGCTACTAGCGATAATAAGAATTCTCCTACAATGTTTGTAAGAGGAGCGTTTACGTCTACTAGGGCTAATTTATCACCGGCAGTTGATCTAGAACGTGCAACAGTATTTACTATCGGTAACCGTATTGATCGACCAGCTGGATCAGCAACTGCTGGATTTAATGTGGTCGCTGATTATATAGCAGAAAACACAGCTAATACTGGTTCGGCATTAGCTAAGTACGTGACAAAAACAGTATTGCTTGATGAAGCTTCGTCAACTCTTAAAGTGTTTATTGACGTTGCAAAACCTAATAATACTGAGTTTGATGTTTACTATAAATCTGCTGAAGATGAAACGGCCATCGAAGCTACATCTTGGACCCTTGCTTCTCCTAATAGTCCTATTCCAGTAAGTGATGTAGAAGAGTTTAAAGAGGTAGAATGGTCAATTGATCCAAGTGAAGATTTTAAAGCTTTTGCACTTAAGATCGTTATGAAATCAGAAAACCCGGCCTTTGTACCACAAGGGCAAGCACTCAGAGCGATAGCACTTGTATAATGAGTAAGCAAATACATATACCTGTAGAGGGGAATCCTGGACTATACCGGGATTCTCGCTCTGGTGCTATTATAAATAAGAATAGATCTGCTGCGCAGCAAGCACGGGAGGCCAGACAAAGGTTTCTCGAAAAAGAAAATAAAATAGAAGAGTTACAATCCGAGGTGCAAGAAATAAAAGGCATCTTGAAACAACTATTAGAGAGAATGTAAATGGCCATTGTTAATATTCAAAACACTAATACGTTCGACGAATGGCGTATTAAAACCAACGAGATTGGTGCCCAACTCGGAGATGTAAGTGGATCAGGTATTACAAATAGTGCCACTACAACATTCGCTGGATTAACTGGAATTAATGCTAATGACTTTGTAGGAGCAGCTGCAACCTTTACGGTTTCGAACGTTGCTGGAACTTATACTGTTGCTATTACTCAAGCAGGAACGGGTTATGCCGACAGTGATACTATCCTAATTAAAGGATCATTGATCGGCGGTGTAGATGGTACAAACGATGCTACTATTACGGTTACTGGCCAAACCGGTGGTAATATTGATACTGCTACAATTGCAGGTACTGCTTCTCCAGGCCTTGCATCTGAGTTTAAATTAGTTCAAGAATATGTGGATCCTACACAAACCTTAAATACTACAGCTACTACTCTTGCCGACGCTATTAACGAGCATGAAGCAGACCTTGGTACAATGTCTCTTACGACAACCAGTACTAATGTAACTGCAGCTATTAATGAACTAGATGCTAAACAAGGTGGTGATGCACTAGATACTGCATCATCTACTCTAACAGGTGCCATTAATGAGCATGAATCTGACATTGGTAACATGTCACTTAATACAACTGCAAACGATTTAACTGCAGCCATTAATGAAATTAAAGTTACTGCTGATGACGCACAGACCGAAATCGGCGGCGATATGGCAGATGATTATGACGGTTCTGACACAACAGTCATTTCTGCGTTAAACAATCTATTTGCTGCAAGTAGTGTATCAACACTAAATGCTGAATACTTACGTAGAGATGGTGTAGGTGATCTTACTGGATTAGTAACTTTAGATGACTTAGGTATCTCTTCTGGTTCAGATAATATGCTTATTAAAACAGGCGCATCTGATGTAACTCGAATAACAGTAAGTGCTGCTAATGGTAACGTTGGTGTAGGTAAAGCACCTGGTACATATAAGTTTGACGTACAAGGTTCTGCTAATGCTACTACTCTACGATATAGTGGTGAAGATACTGATACACGTTATTTGCGTGCAGGCGGTGGAGCCGGCGGTGTTACAGCTATTACTGTTGGACTAGATCTTCAGGGTGCAAATGAAATATCTGGTGATCTTACAATTGGATCTGAGTTAGTATTTGATGCTGATGGATATACATTCTCTGAATGGTCACAAGATCTTGTAGGGGCAATGTTTACTGGTAACACAGAATCTGGTGGTATTGGTGCAGTCTATGATGACTCTACCGGCAAGATCACAATGACTATTGCTAATAACGCTCACTCTCATACAACAGGAAATATTACTGGACTTCAAGAATTTATTGAAGATACTGCTGGAGCAATGTTCTCTGGTAACACTGAATCAGGTATCAGTGTCACATATCAAGACGGTGATGGAACAGTCGACTTTAATGTTAACGACCCAACTATTGCTTTAACTGGCGGTACCACTGGTTCTGCTACTATGACTAATCTGGGTAATGTTAGTATTGCTACTACACTGAGTAGTGAAGCGGTACAAGATATTGTTGGTGCAATGGTTACTGGCAATACTGAAACAGGTTTATCTGTAACATATCAGGATGGTGATGGAACACTAGACTTTGCTCTTACTGCTGACCCGGTAATTACATTAAGCGGAGACGTTACCGGTTCTGCTACTATGTCAAACCTTGGTAACGTTACTATTACTACAACGGTTGCAGATGACTCTCATAATCACACAGTTTCTAATATCGATAACTTTACAGAGAATGTGCAAGATATT